ATCCTCTGGATGTGTAAGCAGCAATCCGTGATCTGCCGACCACTCATCCATTTGCCGCATAAAATAAAGCATATCGCCTTTGTCTAAATCCCTGAGACTTTTTAGCCTAGTGATCTGAGTCTTGCCAACAGTCACCGTGATAGTGCCTAAGAATTTGTGACACATTAGATCGTGCATCTGATCCTTGGTAGAGTTTTCTACACCTTTAGACGCAAAATGCTCTGCCATTTCTGTCATCCACATCCAGAACAGATTGCTTTGAGAGATAGACCGATTGCTTCCTGCGCTCACCACCAGCTTAACAAATCCATGCTTCTCTACCATCTCCCCAATTTCCGCCATCACAGACGGGAGATACTGGTGGCTGCTGAGAATGTACTGATTACTCATCCCTGAGTTTCCAGCATATAAACTATGTTCTTGATGTCAGTAATCGGCTTTTGCAGCATGGCAAAGTATCTCCCGTTTTTGGAATCATTGCCCCTCAAGTAATTCTCTACCTCCTTGAGTTGTACTGTAAGAAGTGTTGTCAGTGGGCAGTGTGCAATATCCAACATCTCTACAAGGGTCATTTTGAAAAATGCAGCAATCTCCTGCATACGTTCCTCACTGATCCGTTTGGTTTTGAGAATTGCACTAATCTGCTGTTGCTTAATACCCAAGTGTGAAGCCAGCTTAGATGGAGGCTGGTCATAAATCTCCAGCGCCAGTGCGACCACATACCCGTGATCGACTGGCTCCTCTCTCTGCTGAATTAGCTCAATAATCTTCATGCTCACTCCTTAAAATGGCAAATCTTCTAAATCGTCGGATGCATTAGCAAAAGGTGTGGCCTGTGCTGCCGGTTTTTCATCTTTTGGTGAGCCGAGTTTCAACTTCATGTACTTCTTGCCAGAACCAGATTCGTTGACCCATGCGGACAAATAAAACTCTTTTCCAGTAGAGTCAACCCACGACCCAGTGTAATCAGGGTGTTTGTCAGACTGCTTGCGGTCATTCTTAAAAAGTGCGCCTTCATCTTTTGATTCATACGGCATAGTATTTCTCCTTTATCATTTCAATGTCTTGAGTAATTTTTGTACACGCCTTCTCTACTTCTTCACTGAGCAGATCAATGTACTCGTCGTCTTTCGCTACTTTGATAAGTAGGTTTTTCATATCTGGCTGATAGGATAAGAACCACCAATGGTCTCGCCCTGTCACCCACATAGAACCTTGTACTTGAGCCTTATACTTCGCCGGTAATACGCCGTCCTTCAGATACTGGATATGCGTATGAGGCGCAGGACATTTGATCTCAAGCCCTCCTGTATCGCCTATCAGCCCATCAGGCGAGCAACCAGCCTCTAGGTCAGGATGCTTGATAAAACCAGACTCAGTGACTTCTAGGTCGGTCTCAAACTCAAACCATGCAAGCGCGTGTGGCTCTAACTCAATGCCTCTTTCAATGTGAGCGTTGGTGAATGATTCCGGCATCTTCTTGGTAAGAATTTGTGCGAGAATCTCGTTGATATAGCCTTCGGCACTTGTGCTTGGCTTGCCTGTGGGGGTTATAAGGCGAGAGAATTGACTCGCCGTTACCCTTCCCATTCTGTCTGCAAACCACTTATCGGTGCGTTGCAGATCAGGCATCTTCTGCCTCCTCATCCATCATCTCAATCTTTCGATCCAGTTGCTTGCAGGCAAGAACGTATTGTTTCTGTGTCAACTCCTCAATAGAGTTAATCTGATACGCCTTCAAGAATTTGTCTTTATTTGCCTTAGATTTCTCCAACAATTCCTCGATAGATTCAGCCTGTGGATCAGTGACTAAATCATCTTTCGGCAAATCCTCACCTTTGTAGATGTAAGACCCTAAACCATGCATAGACAGGCACTTCGTGAAACAGCGCATGCGGGCTGTATTGATTTGGAAGGCGTTTGGATTCTCGACAGGCTTGTTGCGATGATCCATGACAGGAAGCCACATCTCACGCAGAGCAGATTCTTCGCCATCAACAATAATCAGCGAGCAGTACACCATCATGGTGTTGTCTGGAAACTGTTCTTCGCGGAAGTAATAAGTATTGTTAGGCCAGCGATCCATCAGGATGCCGTAGGCGTGTGCCCATGACAGATACGTCAAGCCCATTTTTTGCTCAGTAAAATCTGAGCAATCAATCTTAGATAAGTCTTGCCAAACTCGTTGTTGTAATGTAGCCATAACACTCTCCTCTCGTATTGAGAGCAGACTATGGCATGACTATATTACATTGTCAACATTTTGTTATTACCATTTAACCTTGTCAGCCCAGTAAGCAGCAGACATCTTGCCCTTGCTGATGTTGTTGGCATGGCGGGCCTTAAATGATTTCTGGCGAGCCTTCTCAGATTCAGACTTAGGATTCTTGCCTGCACCACTCACACCCTGTTGACCAAAGCGAATGGTTTTGATCTGATCGCCAGACTTGGCAACTACCACATGAGACTTAGTGGCGTGACCAAGCGTTCGCTTTGGCTTGTTATAACCAGAGACACCAGCTCTTGCCAATCGCGGGTCTTTCTTAGCCATTATTTCTTACCTTTCTTTTTGTAGCCCGATGCGTAGGCTGCTTTTGCTTGCTTGGTTGCTCCGGCCTTGGTCTTATACGCCTTTCCTTTGGAACCCCATTTGTAGCCACCCTTGACTTTCCTAACTGGCATAGCTTCCCGTCCTCATCTGCTCAGATAACTCAATCGCTCGATTTCCAACTTGCTTGGCCCATCGACTATCCAGCATCTCAGTGGCTGCCACATCATAGTCACCAGCATGAATAAGGCTCATAGTTTTGGTGAATTGAGACAGCCGAGAGATACCAAGATTGAACACCATGTTCGCCAGTGTCTGAAAGCGCACCTCGTCAAGCTCTAGAGTCCAAGGGAAAACGCGAACCAGCTCATTTCTAGCAGTGATAATGTCCTGAGAGAGCAGGTAAAGCGCCTCATCCTTGCTTATCCCTACGTCATCCAAATTGCGACCAACACCAATAGTCAGCTTTCCGGCGGTACACTTGTACGGCTTCAGCATCAACCCTTCGTGACGTATAAGCTGTTCTGTTAGTTTTTCGTAACTCACAATCACTCCTGTTTTTGTGATGCACCAAAGTAGAAGGAGATAACGGCACTAACTAGACCGCCCATATACCCAAGCACTAGATTGATTAGCTCCATGCTGTTTTGCTCGGGTGGCATGATGGTAATCATGGCGATGTACGCGCAGAAGAAGATAACCATGACCACACCGATCAGCTTTGCTGTCCAGTCTTTACTGAAATGCGCTCTAGCGTCCTGCTTGTCTTTGGTCTCCAGAGCAAATAAGTCAACATCAAGCTCTTTCATCTTGGCATCAAATTCGCGATCAGCTTCTTTAATCATTACCAGTTGATCTGGGGTTGCAGCTTGCAGCGCCTTGTTGATTGATTTCTCATCATTATCACATCCAAGTGCATCAGCAATCATTGACGCAGCGGCACCCCCCAAAGGGCCACCAAGAGCCGTTCCAAGCGTAGGAGCAACAACTCCTACTACTTTCTTAATCATGTCTAACATTGTGCCTCCGAACCGTAGCAGAGCAGAAATTTCACGAGCGTATCAACCTTTCGAGCTTTTCGTCTAGCGCCTCTAGCCTGTCCAAGATTCTCGTAAGGTCATGGTGAGCTTCTGTTTTTGTCACATACTCTTTGGCAATCTCCTCCCTAGTGCGGTTTAAGAGAATGTTCATGCGCCGTAAATCCTCTGCCTTCTCTCGAAGGAAATATCCAAGCATCAACACCAGCATGGATAAAATTAGGTTCCACAGCATCATATCCATCAGTATGTTCCTTTCCATACCCTGAACTTGTCAAATTCGCCAGAGAGTAGTTTGCGTTTAATGACATCTGCTCTAGCAGCGTCATCCCAAGCAACACCGGCCTCTTTCAGCCATGCCGCCAATATGTCCATAGGTATAACACCGACACACTTTTTATCAGCGCCACGCTGTTCTTCGCCCAAAGTTGCTCTCAACACTTGAGCGCGATGTAGTCCGTCAGTTTGATCGTACTTTTTTTCGATAATCAGATTTTCACCTGATTTATCAAAAAACATTCTCTCGCTTATCTTCGCCATCACAATCTCCTAAAAAAAAGGGAGCAGGTTTTATCCCGCCCCCTCTATTTTACCCTAGATAGAGATTAAGAACAGTCAGCGATCAGGCCATTGGCGTTCTCATTCTTACACACCAAAGTCAATTCAGTAGTGATTTGACGAGTGGTGTTATCACCAGTTTTAGCCAGAGCAATGTTCTTCATCGGACGTAGCTCTGCAACAGTCCACATATCGTCTTGCATGATGAATACGTCGGCGTTAGCTACTTCACGAGAAGGCATAAACTCTACTGAACCCCAAGGAGTCATGTAGACTTCGATCAGGTTGGCAACCTTACCATCGGCAGCACCGATAGTAGAACGCTGGTTGTTGTTACCAGTGAAGCCCAATGCAACGCCCATCTGAGCGGCAGAGAGATATACAGTGCTTGGCTTTCCGCCAGCTTCCCAGATATCTTCCATCACACCATCAAAAATCGGCTGAGTCATTGCGCGAGGAGTACCAGGAGTGTATCCATCTGTTCCGTCACCAGTGGCAGCGGCAAAACTTGCACCGCCAACAGCGTTGGTAGCTACCCATGCACCAGCACCAGCCAACTCACGAGCAACACCGGAACTACCAGCAACACGAGCGTTGTTGGAGAACAGTGCTTTCTCAATGTCCAGCTTCTGCTCTTTCGCAATTTTCATGGTCTGATAGGCAATTTCCTTGGCGCGACCAGCTTTGTTCAAGGATTCATCCGTATCCGCCACCTGCACAGCATTTTTGAAAATTTGAGTGTAGTTGCCCAAACGAACGCTTGCAGTGATAGCAGCAGCAGT